CCAACGATGCTGGTGACATTAACAATATTTGGATTTGCCATGATGGTTCCTTACAGACCGAAGATGAGTGAAAAGGCGATAGCTTGACCTTTGGTTGCAAATGATGGAGTTGCAAAAGTAAGGTTGCCAGAGCCATCAGTTTGAATGACTTGGTTTGCTGAACCATCCGCAGTGGGGTACTTTAAGCCAGCAGGGTTGTTCATGATGCGCTTGACAGTGCCTGATGCGTTTTCGGCGTACAGAGCCATGTCGGTGTCGGCGATGTTGAAGCCGAGTTCGCCCGGCAACAAGTTAGCCGCCAACGGCACAGCCGCCCCTGTCGTCGTGCGATAAAGCTGAATAGGTGTAAAGCCTGTTGCCGCCATAGTGTTACCTCAAATTCTCAAGTTTGTACAAAGTCTTCATGTGCAACGCTGTCAACTCATCAATGATGTTCTCCAGCGCAGGCACATTCTTGGCTATCTTTTCACGATTTTCGGTCAGCCAAATTATATCGTCGTGAATCATTTTTGTCGTGTTTTCCACGCTTCCTTCGATTTCACCCAAAAGCCCAAACCCGCCTTGGTAGGCTTCGACATACTTATCCAAATTGTCGATCAGGTCTTCGTAGTAGTGACCTAACGCTTTGTGCTCTGAATAACTGTTCGTCTTCCAGTGCCTGATGTGCGCGGCGTTACGAGCCTTAAACATTCGGTTGATGAGTTCTTCTACCATCAGAATGTGCCTCCGTTGATTCCAACAAAAGTTGTACCTGTGATAGTTGTGCCCGTGATAGCGGCGGCTGTTGTGCCACCAATAACCATATTGTTGATCGTGCCAGCGGTAGCAGGGTTAACCGTTAATGTGCCAGTGCCAGTAGGCGCAATTGAAATTGTTGCGTTGGCTGGGTTCATGTTAAACGCGCCATCAAGCGTCAAGTTAACACCACCACCCGCACCCCATTGAAGAACAGGTGCTGAACTTGAAGTTCTTAAAGCACCACCACCAGAGCCTGAAGCATCAAAATTAGTACCAACAAACTTTGTACTTGCAGTAATTGTTGTGCCTGTTACTGCCGCCGCTGTTGTCGCGCCAACAGTTGTTCCGTCAATTGCACCACCAGTCACCGCCACAGAGTTTGCATTCTGCGTGGACATGGTTCCCAAACCTGAAATGTCAGTGTTTGGAATAGTCGATGAAGCTGTAAGAGCTGAAGTTCCAGAACCTTTGACATAACCTGTCAATGTAGTAGCACCAGTGCCACCATTGGATACCACAAGGGTTCCAGCTAAAGAGATTGCTCCAGAGGTTGCCGTGCTTGGAGTAAAGCCTGTAGTTCCTGCGTCAAAAGTAGTCACACCGCCCGCAGGGGCTGGTTGCCACGAGGCAGTTGTGCCGCTGGATGTTAGCAAATAGCCATTAGAACCAATCGCCAAACGGGTGGCGCTGTTAGTGCCATTGCCAAGGATCAGGTCACCAGTCGTGGTGATGGGCGATAAAGCATTAAATGCCGCAGAAGCTGTTGTCTGTCCAGTACCACCAGAGCCAATTGCAAGGGTCGCTGACAGACCAGCCGCAGTGCCTGTGGTGTTCTGGTTCCATGTAGGAATAGAGCCAGCCAAGTCTGCGTAACCGATGCTAACAACACCAGTCTGACCGTTGACAGAACTAACCAAGTTAGTTTGGTCAATCTTCTGCCAAACTGTACCGTTGAAGATAGCCCAGTCACCAACCTGCCAGTCAGTCACGCCATTCAAATTGGTCGAGCCAGCAACAGAGACAATGTAGTAGTAACCGTTTACACCCACACTAGAAGTCAATGTAGGCGTGTTAGTCGACGCATTCCATGAACCTTGAAACGACAAACCACCCGTAAAACTTGCAGTTGTGACGCTTGTGATCACACCTTTAGCATTGACGGTCACCACAGGAATTGCAGTGGACGAGCCATAAGTGTTAGCAGTCACACCAGATGCTGGCAAGTCTGCATTAACTAGCGCACGGAAAGCTGTAGGTGCGGCGGCTCCAGCGGCAGGGCCAGCGTAGACCACATTGGCAGGCTGATCCACCACCAACAGTGCAGAACCCCATGTAGGCGCTCCTGCACCACCAGAGACTAATACTTGACCAGCAAGCCCAACTGGGCCAATGTACAAGCCATCAGCGCCAGACCAAACAATAGCGCCAGCCGCAGGCACTAAGCTCCGAGCTGTACCACCATTGCCTAAACCAAGGATGTTGTCGACTTCATCATCAGCAGACAAGTCAACAGCAGGGTGTTTGTGATCGCTTCTAGCAAGGGTGTTTGCCGCGCCTGCTGAGCCAGTCTGGAAACCAGACTCTGGCGCACTAGCGCTGTAGCTTGCGGCTAAGGTGACATTGCTACTCAGCAGTCCACCACCCGTTAATCCATCGCCAGCAATCACTTGAGTGCTTGTGGGCACATAGCCTGAGATAGTTGCAGGAATTGTAGTCGCCGCAGTAACTCGACCTGTGCTGTCAACAGTAAAAACTGGGATGTTTGTCGCATCGCCATAAACACCAGAAGTTACACCTGAAGCGGCTAACTGAACAGAACCCACACCACCGTTAGCGATGCTCAGGGTCACATTGCCTGTTAGAGCACCACCACCAGTCATGCCTGTGCCTGCAATCACTTGGGTGCTTGTGGGCACGCCTGCAACGCTTAACAGATCACCAACACGGATTTGGTAGTTGTTGCCCTGATAGACGATCATCATCAGGCTGTTTTCGTCAGCCACAGGAGCGACAGGTAACTGCGTGATTCGGGTCGGTATCAGATTACTTGGGACATCAGACATTTAAAACTCCAAATAGCTATTACCGTCTTCAGTGATGAAGAACTCGTCGCCTGCTTCTTGTATCACACCAGCAGGGCGGGTGTTGACAGGGGTGTCAGGGCGGTTGAAGGGCAATATGATTTTATCAGGGGCGCGGGGCGCGAGGCGGTAAGGATCGTATTCGTCGACATCTTCGGCGCAGACCATCAGCCCCGGGTAGTTCGGGTCGCTCTGCAACTCTGCCATCAAGAACTTGCGCGAACAGCGTGCGCAGATCGCAATGCCATAAGTCGCTTCGCCTGTTGGGTCTAAGAAAACGCTCATTTGGTGTAGACCCCAATGCCCGGGTTAATCTGGATCGACGACCCATCATTGTCCCCATCCCATGCGCGTTGCACGCTCATCGCCGCCTTCTGCTCTAGCATAGGTATCAGCGCCACATCCACCGCTGGAGTCTCTGCGGCAACCTTAGCGGCAAGCCCATCCACAATCGCTTGTAGCCATCTCTGAGGCACTTCCACATCTTGTTGGAGGTTCTCTGTGTCCATGATCTGGCGATGCCGCCACAGCACAAGCTGGGCAAGCTCAGCGTAGTCTGCGGGAGCGGGCCACAAGTTCACGACAGGGCGAGGGAGGTCGCGTTGATACCAAAAAGTGGCTGGGCGGCCCGGGAACACCTTGTTGCTCTGATTCACATACCCATCCCGATTCAGCACACCTAGCGGAATCTCTTGTGGCAAGTTGCCAAGCGTGACTAGCGTCAGCGTCATCGGTGATGTTGAGGTGAATCTGAAGTATTGGTAAGGCAACGCACCAGAAATATCAGTCCAAACGATCTCACCAGCCGCCGCAGTCGCTGTTTGCGTGCCCACAGTCGTCCAAGACGAGCCATTTGTGCTGACTTGGAAGGTAACAGGCACTGCCGCCGCTCCCCACTTGATACCAATCGTGTCAACAGTGGTTGTGGTGGTGAAATTTACTGTGTAAGCAGTCGAAGTGATGGTCGTCGCACCAGTTAACTGCTGAATTTGACGATAATTCAAGTTCAGCACATCAACAGTACCCAAAGGAAGGGTCACAATCTGCTGATTTTGGTACATTGGCAAGATTACATAGTCAATACACCAGCTAGGTGTACGAATGTTCGCCAATTCTGACAAAAACAAGTAGAGGGATTCGAGCGCGTAGCTCTGCATTTCGCCAGAAATGGCTTGAGCAGGCAGTCTACAGCGCCTGAAAGCGTGGTCTACGACTTTCAGCGCATTAAATGTAGTGCCGCTCACATTACCAGAAAAAGCCATGCTAACCCCGCATTGTAGTCAGGATGCTTGCTGATCCAGCATGCTCTTATTGACGAAAATTATAGTTTATTAAGTCAGAAAAAACAACTTAACAATTAACTTTTGCTTTCATTGCCCTGCCACCCTTTTTCATGGGGGAGATCATAGGCTCACGAGGTGCAACTGGCATCTGGCGGCGAGGAGCAGTGATACCCAAACCCTTTTGGGCAGGAGGAATCATGCCTTGACCA